TGGATGCTAGATGGCGCAGCAATTCCTCGACCTGCCGAGTTATTGGCCCGGACTATGTATCTTCGACCCTCTGTGAATAGTAATTCTTGAAATCCTTTACTTTCTAACTTCTTAACAAATTCCTTTTTTAACTCCGGCACTTGTTGGATCATTGTGTCAATTTTGTAAAAGATTTCTGATGAGGTTGTTAATTTGTGGGCGGTATGGACTTGCAGTTTTTCGCCTAGATCATAAATGCGCCATAAGATTTGAAGCGCCATAAATGTGCTTTTGCCATTCTGCCTTGCCAGGATGCATCCGACTATTGGATGACACCAAGTGCCGTCTTCATAAACTTTTAATGAGTGATGAGCCAGCCATTGTTGCCAGGGCAAGAGCGGATGGCCTATGCGCTCGCAGAATTGAATAAATTGCTCACCTTTTGAGGGTAAATCATTCAAAGGAGTGTGAATTCGCGGAGTTGTCACACCTCCTAAATCCGAAGCGGCCCGAAGCCTTACGATCTCGCCCGGCTTTTCCAAGTTATCCACAATCACTCCTCATAATGCACAATCTTTCCATTTTCGGGAAAAAAGGGAACAAGGGGGGTCGGTGGTGTTCTCGCGACATCAAAAAAGCCACTACCCCCCTCAGATTTGCCCTTTGCAGGCCCTAGACGGCCGCCCTTAGCGTAGTTGCAAGAGCGACATAAGCATTGAAGATTCTCCCAATTGTCATCGCCTCCGAGCCTACGCGGAACGATGTGATCTACTGTGTCGCCATATTGTCCGCAATGTTGGCAAATGTTGTCATCGCGTTTGAGAATCCGCTCCCTTATTGATCTCCATCGCCTTGTTGAGCCCCCGTCTTTTAAGGCACTCAATGCCACCCGATTGTTTTTAGATGATTAAGTGCTAAACAAGCGGAACCTTGATAGCGATGGTCCAAGTAGCGCAAATGCCAACGCACTTGTTGTCTTGCAGATAGTGTCTTTACTTTCTCATTGCGCATCTGTGCCAAGCCATAATGCGAACCATTACGGGCCTGCGGATTGAAGGTGCTTTCTCTCCAAATTAACTCGACCCAACATTGTGTTTCATATAAATCACCTAAATGATTCATCGCAACTAAAGCCCAATCTTGATGATGTCTTTTTAGAGGATAAGCATTTGCTTTTAATGGCGTTAAATTAATCAGTAATGCGGCAGCAATGGTCATCGGTATCAACCGATAGACATAGGTCCGCCCTAACACTCGGCCGACCGGCTGCCTTCGGGCCCGGCCTTCGGTTCGAAGTGTAAGCACCTTGTCAAGTAGGCTAACAAAAGCCCTGTTCAGCGCCTTTCTCATCATTCCAACTCCCCAATTATTTTAAACTCTAACTGGCCTGATTGAAATGCGGTTTTCAGCATTTCCCTTCCATCGGCGCTAAATTTGGTCATCAGATAAGGGTCGGACTGTGTGCCCTCTAACCAACTAACTACCTCACCATTTGGATCAATAACCAAATCATCAACATAATTGAACTTATCAAGTATCGCATCAATTGATGATTCTCTTACCGATTCGACTATTTCACTCGGTACATTTGCCTTGACCCAATGTACAAATGCGTTATTGGACTTGATAACCCATTTGAACTTCGGCTTCGTTGTGGTCACATAGGCAATCACATTGTCTTGATATTCAGCCTTAACCCTATCTGCCCCGATGTTATCCATCTCGGCTTGCAAGGCTGCTCGCAATCTATCTTTTGCCTTTTTAGCCTCATCAGCAATCATACTGACTGCGGCTAGTTCCAGGCTTAACTCTTTGATGCCCATCCATCCCCCCTAAATATGGTCGGTGTTGGTCGCCAAATGCGCCACATTGCCACCTGACAATTATCGCAAGTGACTTCCGCGTTTTGTGTCACTGATGCAAGTAGTTCTTTTACTGCATCGCATTTATCGCATCTAAACTCATAGATTGGCATTGTAGGGCCTTTCTAAAGTTTCGCCGCCGGTCCAGTAGCGTTGAGATATTGATTCAAGGCCGGCAGCCAATCTACATATTCGACATTTAGCCGCTTTCATTTTCCATCCACCGCATTGATTACATCTCACAATGTCATCTTCCTTGCTTGCTACTCGGTCGGATGGATAGATGATTCGCTGCATAAAGCATCGCTGACATTCAATCAGCCAAACCTCACTTGGCGCATCTGCAACATCTTCGGTGTTATAGCGTTGAACCTCAATGTGCGCACAAACTAACTTGCAGTTGCTGCACATAAAAGGATGCGCATCTTGCTTCATTTAAATACCCAATGCCCATCTGATCCGATTTTCATCCACTTAGCCGGATGGCCTGAATCTCGCTTCGGACAAACCCAACCGCGATATTCCTTGCCTTCCTTTGTGCCAGTCTTTAGCACCATTGGACCGCAACCGCCTTGACATAAAGGCATCTCATCAACAACTGTTGCACCTAACTGCTCTGCTACTTGACTAACATCCCAAACGATTGGCTCTGGATCATTCGGCCTTTGTTCCTTTACAAACTCAGCCAACTTCGGACTTGTAGTTTCAATTGGCTTCTTAGCAAATCCCTTAGGTTTTGCTGGATAGCCGGCCATCATCAAGGCTCGACCGAGTGATCCTGTTTCGCATAGTTCAATGCTATATTGCTTACTTTTTACCTCGCTAGATAATCCAGTGGCAAAAGGTTCAGCATCATTCCAGGTTCTATAAAGTTCGGTCTTAATGATAAAGACCTCAGATTGTGCAATCAATGATTCTGCCAAAATGTGTGATTTGTGCCTGTAATCAGGATAGTCGTTTTTAAACTTTTCGAATCTATCCCATACACCTTCATAATCTTCAAGCCAGTTGCTCATCTACATACGCTCCCTTTTTGTATAGTGTTAAAGCATCTTCAAGTTGTTGTTTTAATGAATAAAATGTGCCATCGGGCCAATTCTGTATTTCATTGGCGCAAGGCTGGCAATAGAATCGAGTGATTCCGTTGCGCAGTGGTGATTGCGATACTGCTTTCCAGTAAGCCGGCATTTGTGCTTTCGGATGCCAAGAGCCATCTTTTAACTGGCCCCACTTAATTTTGCAGGTGTCACACCATTGATTGTTATTCAAGTTTCTGGTCAAACTCAATGTCGCTCCAATCATCCGGTGAGGTAAATCGAAGTTGAGCCAAGATAGCGGAGTATCCGAGGAGATCGAGATACGAATCCGACCGCCCTTCGCTCTCCATAATTCGGCTAAGTTTGGTCGCCAAAAAAACAAGTGCAATGTCAGATGGGTTTCGCAACTGAACACCGAGAATTCGCGCGATTTTGAAAATGCGTAGAAAATTGAATCGCGGATCACCATATTCTGTCCCCCGTTCGCGCAGGGTGTCACTAGCCGCTTCGAGCCATTCAGTTGCGGAGAGATCACTAAAGTCATCAAGAGCCATCTCTGACCATTCTTGTGGCGCGACCGCGCTTATACCCTTCATTAAAAGCCTTCGCTTTTGCGCTAGTCCATAGGCCCCAAATGTAAAGACCCAGTAATGGAACAAGAATTGAAATGCCAACAACCGAGGTGTCAGACAAATTAGGAAACATCTGCACTCACCCCGTATTTGTCCAGCCAATAGGCTGCAACTTCATCTCTAGATAATCTGCCGCGAAGTTGGGTTTTGCCCATTCTTTCTTTAGCAAATTTTCTTATCAATGTGCCTTTGACCCAATTGTTGCCATCGGTCCAAGCACCGGCTTGATTATCAAACCTAATTGTTTTCTTGCTCATACATTAGCCATCTCTGGATAAGAAGTAATCAACTCATTTTCCAAGTTTTCCAACTCAGCCAATAATGCAACTAATTCAAGGTTTAATTGATCGTTGCTTTTGTTTGGCTCAGTTCCTTCTTCAAGTGCCCATTCAGTGACTGCAATCATTTTGCAAGTGCATTTCATATTGCTTTGAATGACTGCTTTTGGTCTAACTGTTTTATTCATTTTTGCTCCCTATCGGTTGGACATTCGCCTTCCGATGGGTTAAATGTATTTAATCAAATAGATTTAGGCAAATGGATTTTCGGAGTGTCGCAATAAATCCCAGGCATTGTCTATGTGTAGGAAGCCAACGGGCCTAGATGTAGTCTTTGAGTTGGCAAAATCGGTCTTTGTAGGCAGTGCCTTGATTTGCCATTCAGGGGCGTTTAAAGGGTCTAATTCCCAGCAGTAGATGCCGAGAGGTGTTGAACTGATATAAAAGGCTCTAAAGGCCCTTAGAAGCCCGTATTCGACCAAACTAGCCCACTTGCTTTGTTCAATCATTAAATCATCGTAGTGAGTGCGCCTGCACTTCAACTCAAAAATGGCTTTATATTCCATCGAGATGCCATCAAATTTTTCGGTCGCTCTACTTGGCTCTAGGTCTGGAATTCTCTCCTTTAGCCATTCAAACAACTCGACCTCGCGGAAAATTAGTTATCTTCCTCGCCATCTTCCCAACCAATTTTCTTTATTGGGTCATCGGCAGGAACAATCCAATCAGGATAACTACTGCGATCCATCGCAAAAGCCAGGGCAGTTCCTTCATCCATTCCAGCGCGGCGGCAGGCTCGATAGACTTCATTGGCAGCAATAGCCCAAAAGTCAATCTTCATCAAAGGTGTTTCTTTTGTTGTGCGCTTTCTCTTAGGCGCTTTCTTACTTACGCGCTTTCGCGTTGCCACCTCGAACCCCTTTCGCCAGGGCTAATTCTAATTGACTTTCCATTTTATCAAGCCGCGACACAATGGGGATGTTCTCTAGTTTTATGATGTATCTAAGGCCAGCAATCATTAATCCGATTGAGCCCAAGACCGAGGCAATGAAGCCAGCGACTGAGGCCGCCTCCATTATTTAATCTTGCCGTAGCGCTCGTAGTTGGGATTGAGCCAGTTGATAATGCTAGGCAAAACTGAGATTAGAGCGGCATTGGCAATTGCAGCAGGGTCGAACCCCACTGCTAGATAGGTCGCTAGCGCTGCTGCTAGAAAGGCTTTCGCCCAACTCTCTGCTGCTAATTTTAGATCGCTTATCATTTTTAGTTCCTTCCAGGTCAAAGGGTTTTCCGTTGTCATCTCCCAATGTTGTGAAACTGCAATGAAAATGTGAAATGTGCGGATTTGGTCCGCGATATTTACGCCACTTCCAATTTAGTGTTGGACTGCAAATCCGCTTGTTGTGAATGATGTATGCAATGCGCTTATCTCCGCGTTTAGCACATTTCCGAATCTTCTCAACAAGATCAAAAACTTCTTCTTTGTGTGCCGCCAAATCTGCATCAATATCAATTGCGCGCACAATTCCAGATTTAGGGTCCGGGTTGTGATCTGACTTGCGCGTTGAGTGTCTAGTGTCTGCAATCCAGCCATCAGACTTTCTATCTCTCTCCGGGTAATCATCATCAATTTGTTCGCGTAATTGAACTCCGGCCTTGCATAATTTTGGCATTATCTTTTTAAATTGTGCCTAACCAATAAGCAGTTTTGCTTCGGCTTCGGTAATTCCGAGGCGATCAAGTAAGGCTGCCTTCTGTGCTGCCGCTTCTGCTTTGTCTGCTTCAATCTTAATTAATTTTGCTTGATAGACTTTTGCTTGCTCGGCTTCCAATTCAATTTCGTCATCCGTCAATTCTCTGACAATGACTTCGCCTGTTTCGCAGTTGTTTATGTATTTCACTTTACACCCCATAATTGTATAAATCCACCTGATGTCACATTTATTGTTCCGGCGGTTTCTGCTCGGAAAAAATTTATTTGAGAAATGGCAGTTGTGTCGTTGTAATGGCAAGAATGCCGCCTTATTGTCAAAGCGGAAGTGTCTGCTCTTTTGTAAGAAGTCACTCCTTCGCAATACTTATCTAAAGTAGTGCTATTGGCGTTAAAAATCATTAAATAGCCTGATCCGGTATCAACTTCAGCAGTGCTTGTAGTTCGAACAAAAACCGGCAATTTATCGTCAGCAACAAAAGTGTTTGTTGGTGTGTTGTTATCAAATCCGATTTCGCGATAGTTATACGCATTTGCTGAATTGTTGTTTAATCTTAACAAAAAATTAGTGTTGTTTGAAGAGGCATAAAGCCCAGCCCAAGTGACAATAAGCATTTTGTATTCACTGGAAATGGATGTGAAATCAACCGCAGTTGCCGATGATGGTATTGATGTGGAAATGAGTGTTAGCCCACCAGTCCCGGCCGCAGCCCATTCAGGAGCAGTTGCGCCAGAATTAACTTGAAGGACTTGACCAGCAGTGCCAATTCCTAGCCTTGCTACTGTATCTGCGGCAGTTCCATAAAGTAGGTCACCTGCGGTCGTTATTACATCAGCAACAGGATCAACACCCCATTCAGGCGCAGTTGCGCCAGAATTAACTTGCAAAACTTGATTTGCAGTGCCAATTGCAATTCTTGCTTTAGCAGTGCTGCTAGTGTAGTAATCAATATCGCCGGCAGTGGTTCCGGGGTTTAAATCCTTGACTGTGGTGTCAGCCGATGATCCAAGTGTGCGGATAGCGGCTGCGCCGTCTTTGACCAAATCTGTGTCATCAGGCGTAGTCCAAGAGTAATTTGTTGTCGTTGCCATTTATTCTCCTTAGGCGACTATTGTAGCGTTATACCATTCCAAAGTTGGACTGATTGAGTTCCAAGTTTCGCCAACTGGCACTGAGTTCCATCTAAATGCCTGGAGGCTAAATGCAATTGGTGAAAGCGTTAATTCTATACTTAGGCCGCTAACTCCAGCCCTCCAAGTCCAGCCCTCAATGAAACCTTGATATTCGCCAAGTGTCATATTTGATGGCAAATTTTGGATGTTTAGAGGTTGGCCCATAAAGACTTCTAAAAGGGCATCTCGGTCTGCATCATCAATTTCAGGGTTTTGAAGTGGGTAAGTAATGCTTGGCATCTCATATTGTGGGAAGGTTCTAATTTCCAAGTAAAAATCTGCTTGATCCTGGGCATCCGTTAGATTCTGCAAATGCGTTGTGACCACCCAAGCGAGTTCGCCATAAAGCGCAACAGATGCGGCATCCTCTTGTTCATAAGATTGATTTCCGCTTGCGCCATAAATAATTGACAAACTGTTTCTTACATCGCCAGCCCTTTTTAAGATTGTCATACCAGAGCCGAAAGCCTGCCTTGCATCTAAATCAACATAACCATTTGTGGCAAGATATTGCCCTCGATGCGTTGAATCAGCATAACCAATTCGACCTTGCGAATCTTCATAAAAATAACCTAGACCTGAATTGGCTATTTGAGTTGCTAAAGAATAAACGGATTGATCTAAATTTGATAATGCGGCGAGTGAATAATCTCCAGGCGTATCAATTTCCCCCAAACCTGTGTTTTCTGCATCTTGCCATTGTGTAGTCGGTTCGTAATTATCCCAAGTAAGCGAGCTCGGCACTTCATTCCAAGATGCTAAAAGCACTCCCTCAAGCACTTCAAGCATCTGGTCACCATCATTGTTTGCACTTAGATTGCCAACAAAGTTAGACCTTGCCAAACGGGCAATTGCCCCAAGTGCCACAATGCGCACTTCTTGCCTTGCTTGAATTGTGCCGGCGTTTGTGACAATGATTGCAATATCGGAAAGAAAGCCGCCAAATAAATTAACATAACTATTGTCCGACTTTTTGACCTCAATAGTCACCGAATCATTTATTTCATAAGGCACTGATTGAGATGGATCAGTGATAAGACTTACATTGCAATAGGATGCGGAAGGTTGCTCATAGATTGTCTGCCGACCTGAGGTAATAGTTAAATTGACAAGGGTTATCGCGGTGACTGTTGTGCCATTGATTTTAACTCGCCAATCAGGTGTAAAGACTGTCATTGAATTAGGGCGAAACCTGAGCCGCCACCACCGCGTTGTTGTGTGTTTTGAATTGCTAGTTGCACTGCTCTTGTGAAACCAGTTTCATCGATAACCGATGGCGCATTTACATTGATAACAATTGGTCGATCTTGTTCTTCGCCGGCTCTTGCTGCTGCAATGTCAAAGGTGCTTGGAATTGCGTTGCCGCTAGGTCTAAGAATTGTAGGAGCGGAAGCAACGGAAGGTGCGTTTGTTGTTCTAGTTGTTCCGCTTGCACTTGCGCTTTCTGTAATCTGAGGCGTTCCGGCAGGTTTAGGAATAGTAGTTCCTGAGGTAAAACCGCTCGGCAAACTTGCACTTGGAACTGTGTTGCTTCCTGTTCCCCCAATGCTGGCTGATACCCCACTGGTATCACTTCGCCTTGCAATTGCGGCGGCGGCTGATAACACCGCAGCAGCGCCGGCAGTTGCGCCAACGCCAAGCAATGGATTAATCGCAAATGCGCTTGCAATACCAGCAACAATTGCGGATGCCTTTAGTGCATTGTAAGCCTTGATTAAAGTGTTGATCAACGCAATCGTTGCAACGACTGCCGCTTGAATTTTGCTGACCACAAAAATTGTTGTTAAGACTGCGGCAGTTGCAATAGCAACTTCTTTCAAATCAACTAATACATCAAACACCTTGCGCGCCCTTATACCGAATTGCTCCGCGCTTTTCTGCGATTCTGTTAATCCTTCTTTCAAACCGCTTTTGCCAGTTAATCCATCAATAAATGAAGAAAGAGCAGGCACTAAAACATTTTTTG